GAAAACCATTGATGCCCAGTTCTGTAGGGTTACCATACTCATCAACACATTTGTTAGCACCTTTCCAAAGTTCAGCAAATTTGTCTTCGTCTGAATTTGGTGTGCTAGTTATAATGGCCTTACCACCAGTGCTTAGTGTAGGCGATATAGAGGTCCAGAATTCTTTGGCAATGGTGGGTCTCACATAAGCGAACTCATCGGCATACAGCAAGCTGATACTCATACCACGACCAGTTGTTTCTGTGGTGGTCTGTGCCACTATGCGTGATCCATTATCGAATTCCAAACTGCCTTTGTTATAGCTGGTTACTCCGGCACGTATATGGTCTGCACAAAATTCATAAGCGTAGCGTACACGCTGCATGATTTCATAAGCACCGGTATATTTGTGTGCAGCGACCAGTATGGTGCTGTCAGGAATAAACATAGCGTACCATAACAAGTAACCGGCTGCAGACGTAGTTTTGCCAGACTGTCTCGGCATGAGACTGATACTAAATCTATAATTATGATAATTTTCAATCAGTCTTTTTTGATAGTCATAAGGGTTGTACAAGATTTTTCCACGTACAGGATGCTGTATGTAGAAAAAATTACTCATAAAATATTCTGGCCCGGTGTTGGGATCAGCGCAGGCCATGAACTCGCGTATCTGTTGCTCGTTAAACGACTCAGTGGTATGCGGCTTTTTAACTAAGGTATAATCAACAGGCTTACTCATTGTTGTACTTAGCCAACTGTTGGCTTATTCTAAGGGTTTTTGTTTTATCATATAGGGCAGGCTGAACCATAGTTTAAACCAGTCTGGCGTACCTGGTTGTATATCGTGCTCGCGTTCTAGCCTGCGTTTTTCTGTGCCTGTTACACTGATATTAATACCAGTTTCGAATGTGGTCAAGTTAGTTGGCTGTAAACCAGCTAGTTGCTGTAGGTTACGAATGTCATCGTCACTGAGTACAGCATCTGGGACCTGCGATTCTGGAGCAAAGTCCCTGCTGGTAAATTTATACTCTTTCATCAAGTTTTTTTGGCTGGCAAGCCCTTATGCTTGGTCTTAGCAAAATCTCGAGCATCTGCCTTGCTCATAGATTTGGCTGCTTTTTTAAGTTCGGGGCTGGCACCTTTGACCTTTGCGCCTTTTTGCATGGCATGTACCATGCCCATAAACTTTTGTTGTTGCTGACTTACTGCTTTCTCGGCAACAACATCGGCCTTATTTACTTTTTTACCTTGGTCTTTGCTTTCATCAAACTTGTCATAAAGATAATTTGCTACTTCGTCGGTTACGTCAGCTTGTTGTTGAGGTGACAATTTAGCAAATACTTGTCCTAAGGGACTTCTTCTCAAATGATGCTCAATATCCATTGGATCCGTAATATCATCACTTGTGACATCTGGTGGTAATATTTTGATTATGTTACGAATTAACGAGTCTAACGTAATTACATCACCTTTATATTTTACATCATACATGCCGCTATTGCGACCTGGGGCCATTTGCATAGCTTTTTCATATGCTTCTTGTTTAGAGGCATATGGACCAGAAACTGAATTTCCGTCATCGTCGACAATATAAAATCCTGCTTGCTCGTCATTAATGCTTTCTTTCACAGCACCTTTTTTCTTGTCGGCTAGAGCCTTTTTCATGGGCTCTTTCTTGTTTCCGTCTTTGTCCATGTCTAGAAAGTCTGGCTTGCCCTTGCCTTCCGCCACGACCTTAAATGCTGCTAGTTCTTCATTAAGACGCTGTTCAATCGCAGCAAGTTCTCGGGCTTCACGCATGGCCATGGGATTGTCTCCACCGGCTACTTTGGGATAACTGTTCTTAGGACGATTAAGGTCATTGCCTTGTGCTATCTGCACATCAATACCCTGTGTCTCTGGTGCAGGTTCGTTGGCATAGGCTTCTTCCATTTCAGCATCATGGTGAGCTGCCTGTGGATTCATACCACTGAGCTTGAGTATTTGTGCCAGCTGTTCAGCAGCTTGACCTTGTGCTGTTACTGTGAGACTCTTATGGCCAGTACGAGTATCTGTGCTGGCGTTAATGTTCATGCCAGACTCTTGCTCAGGCTCGCCACCGCCCATCATGGCTTGGCTATAGCATTCTTCAAGGTCAACACTTTCGTTGTCTTTGGTGTCTTTGTCAGCATCATCTGTGTCTTTGTCGTCAGCTTCTTCGTCTTCCTTGACTGGATATTTTTTGCCGTCGACTTCGAATTCTTTTTTGCCGGCGGCCTTGGCTTTGGCCAGTTCACCAGAGAACTCGTTGCCTTCCTGTGTGTCTTCTTCGTCTACTTTTTTATCAGGTTCGGCGCTTTCTGTCAATGACTGCTTGGTAGTGCTGATGCCATCTAACTTGGCCAATAGTTTAGCGAAATCCATGTTTATTTTCCTTGTGTACTGATCTTGTGTTTTTGCAGCTCTTTGAGCATGCTGTCTATGCGCTGTTGACCAACTAAGGGTTGACCACTTTCGGCTTCTAGTTCGGGATTGAGTAGCACACTGCCTTTGACTTTCTTGGGTTCAATTGGCTGTGCTTCATGCAGCTGATCTTCTTTGCGTGTACGCACTACCACATGAGCGGCACTGATGCCTAGTCGTTCGGCCACAATCTGTCTGATTTGGTCGTTGACAGTAGGATATCGCAGAGTAATTTCCATAATCTGCACACCGCAAGGGCCTAGACTGGGGAAATCTGCTTGTGCTCGAACTGGTACTCTGCGTCCTTGAGTGATGTTTTCTACTACATACATACTGAGACCATGTTGCACACTGTTTTGTAGATCTTCACTGAGATCACAGTCGGCAACACGAACTACAAATTCGTATTGTGGACGGATTTCCATAAGATAATCTGTTAATGGCTTCATAGCTTAAATCCTGTTATTGTATATTTATATTATTCCGGCATCTTTTTGTTTTCGAGGATCTGTTTAAGTAGTGCATTACGATCCACTACCACAGCTTGTCCATCAATGGGTTTGTTCATAATTGTGTCATTTTTGGCAGCAGTTTGATCTAAACGTAATTTTTTCAGCTGTAGATCAATCATTTTGAGCTTTTTGTCAATTTTGGCTTGTTTGGCAGTGATGGCATGACCTAGTAGTACACCGGCAGTTTGTAGTATTTGTCCACTGAACCTAGCTTCCACATTCATACCTAGGTTCATGAGATCTTCAAACTTTTCTTTAGCCATGTTACTGAGTTCGTCCAACTCATCATCGGCTGAGTCTAAGTCGCGTACCTGTGGCAGTGCTTGGTCAATGCGATCTACTATTTCAGTGGCATCTGCCAGTTGCTGTCGTTGTTGTTCGATTAACTCAACAGGATCTACCTGTAATGGTTCTGGCTCTCCGGGCTCAGGTGTAGCCAAATCGAACAGCTCTTCGAGACGTTTTGTCATAAGATTATTTAGCGACGGCTTTTAAGGTTACTGTAGATATCGCCTTCGGATACAACACGAAATCGCATGCCATAGGCCTTGCACCAGGCATGAGCTGCTGCCCATTTGGCTTGATTCAGTGCCACCGCAGCACGATCACGCACACTACGAGCATTTTCCATGCTGACTTCTTTACTAGGCTTGACTTCTACTACTTCAGCATGTTTTTGTCCAGTGCGATCTACATAGACCATCATAAAATCCGGCACGTAGATGGTATTACGACCAGTAAAGGGATTGCGATAGGGTATCATAAATGGTTCGCTAGCCCATTGCAGCACACTGGGATTATTGTCAGCAAAGGCCATGAAGGTAAATTCCCAACTGCTACGATATGTAGGTTCTTTGCGCCCTACATATTTTTCTGTGTTCTTGACTGTGTATTTGCCTTGGGCGTACTTACTCATGGCAATATGCAGCGAGTAACGTACTTGCTGATTCGTGCGGTACCGCTAAGTCCCAAATAACTGGTATTAACTCTGTTGAGATTTAAAAACATACTAACATATCTTTTAAAATCTTCTTGGTTCATGGTGCTGAATCTGTCTATAGTTTCTATAGGATTAACACCTTGTGCTAAACTGGTAAAAACCACTGCACTAGCTATTAATTTGGCAGACTCTTCGTTGTCGGTCATCTTCATAAAATGCGCTACTACTGCATCATTGATGTTTTGAGATAAACTAAAGTTTGGTTTATATATATTATTAAAAAATTTATCTGCCGTTGCGTTGAGGTCGGCACGAATACTACTGGTTTCGAGATTATTAGCAATATCCTGCATTAGCCTAGTCCTCCTAATTTAGTCTTAGCTAAGTTAATGTCTGTGACCAAGGCAGTAGTTTCAGATGTTTTAGTAGTCACAGTTTGTTGTGCAATATTATTAAGATTGGTCATAACTGTGATTTCGTTTGATATACCTGCTATTAAATTATTTTTTGTAGCCAAAGCTTCTGGAGTTGCTGCAACAATGGCTTGAGCTGCTGATAATCTAGTGTTTAACCCCGACAATGCAGTGTTTGTATTAGCAATCTGTCCTTGAGCATAAGTTAATTCGTTACTGGCGGTGACTAATTTATTTTCAAGACTGCGTATAGTTATGATTAGATCCTGTTTTAATCCTATAGTGTCTATGGTTACTTGTGGTGTCAAGCCAGACACCGTGCTTTGGTCATTGAGTAATTTTAATTCGGTGCCAGACAAAACCTTAGGTTGCCCCACGTTACTGGGCAGCCGTGGATTATAATTACTAGGAGGTTTACTTACAGTGCTCTGTAGTATGGGTGTGGATTTATATCTATTAGTCTGAGTTTTACTGTTTAACAAGATAGCTGCGCCGGCTAAGGTAATAGCACTACTAGTAGTTTCGATGCCACTGAACTTAATAGCTTGAGCGCCGTCGATGGTGGTTATATTAGGCACCTGCGTTCTATTATAGCTTTGCGTCATGCGTTGATTAATCTGTTCCTGAATAGCCAATGTAGCGGTAGCATTAACTACACCTGTTAATTCATTTAAGGCCGCTTGTTTAACATTCATGGTTCTGGCCATATTTACAGCTCTGGCTGTTTTAAATAGTGCAGCACCGTAATTACCATTGGTAAAATCTTCTATGGCACTGCCAGTTGTACCCAATAATCCACCGGTACCAAACACTGTATTAACACCACCAACTTGTCGCAAGGGACTAGGCATTTTATCATAGTGTAGTTGAGCGAATCCATTTACCTGCCCAGATGCTACTGCTCCTTCTTGATACAGTACATTTTCGTACTCAACAATCATGTTGTGTTCTAATAGGTCGCTGGCACCTTGACTGTGAGTACCATGTTTAAAACTTTTAATGATAGGATTAATCAGTATATATTCGCTGAATCTCTTTTGATGCAAACTATATATTCTAATAGCTCTTAAATAGTTGTCTACTGTACCTGGCTTTTCATCTTTGTTAGGCCCATATCCAAAATTCATGTCCATTTCATTGGCGTATTTGTAGGCCATGTCATAGCGTTGTATAGTATAGTCACTGTCTCTATAGTGATATCTAAAATAATCATACCAAAAATTTCTTACAAGGTTAGCACTGTCATCGTGAAATACCATACTCACTGAATCAAAGCGCACTTTGCTTTGTATTAAATTTGGTCTGTTATAGCTATTAAGAACTTTGGTGTCCACAGTAAATTTAGGCAGATCAATGTTCTTGACCATTAAGCCCATTTCAATTTGATTTTCCGTGGTTCTAAACGCCGATTGTATAGCTGAATTTACATCAAAAAATACGTGGAATAAGAATCCGGTCTTAGGAACTAATCTAAAATTACTACCAACAAATAATCGATTGGCATGAGCGTAATCTTTTAGCGTGTCAGGCGTGGCAACTTGTCTTAGAGTTTCTCCTAAAAATTTAACAGCTCCACTGAATATATTAGCCATGTCAGATCAAGTTCCTTTATCTATATTTAGTGACAAAAAAAGACCCCAGTAATGGGGTCTTGGTGGTATGCAGTTGCTGAATGTTGTTTTACAGTGTTACATTAAGACCCATAGCTCTGCCAACATTGGTTCCGATGCCAGTACCGCCTGGAGTTTGTACTGCGTTGTCGAAGCGCATGGTTAACTGAATAGTAACAGGATCACTGCGCTCATAGGCCATTTCTTGATAATTTGCATCTTTGATGTAGGCTCCAGAAATTTCCCAAGTTTCTAAAACTTGAATATCTTGATTACCGTTGCCACCGTCGAGCATTTCACATCTGAGATTAAATTTATAATCACCACCGGCTGCGGCACTGCTTTGTTCCATGAAGTCAAATTGTTTCTGTAGCTGATAGCCAACTAATCTGCTGACATTGCCACCAGCATCGTCACGAATGGTAGTGGTAATATCGCCCCAATTTGGTTTTCCAGCCAGCTTAACTCTGCTGTTATACACATGAATATCAATGTCGTCGAAACTAACCTGTGGACGACTAAAACTTATAACTTGTTTCGTAAGTTCAACAGTATCAGCACCGACTACGCCGAAGCCCTCAAACGTAACACGAAAGCGATACTGTAGTTTGGGCATGAGTAGCCCTTGTGTGCTAGCACTCTGGTTAGTTCTTAATGGTACTGTAAACTTAGATAGAGAGGCAACTGCCATTTCATTCTCCTAACTTATGTAAATATTTATCTCTTTCTGGCCGTAAAAAACCGCCCTCTATGTAATGCAAAACAGGCACCTTGGGTGCCTGTTTTTACAAGTTAACCAGCCTTATGCTCCAATGGTAGCAGCAGCAGCTGATCCGTCAATGGTACCAGGATTCTTGAGTCTAATAGGAATGTAGATAAATTCCACCGCCTTCATTGGCTCAATAGCAATGTCCACATACAGTTCATTTCTAGCGATACGATCTGACGTGTTATTGCTTTCATCACAGACCACTAAGTAGTCATATAAACCACGCTTGGCGATAAGATCATTGAGCAAACTTTCGATCAGTTGTTTAATTTGATCTCTAGTGATTTTATCATTAGGCTCGAACAAGAACTGATTGGCCACACCGCGCAACACTGTGCGTAGATAATTTACCAAACGTGCAACGTTAACACGATCCAGACTGGTGCCACTGCCGGAAATACTAGGAGCACGAGTTTTTTGACCATAGGCCACAATGCCGACACCGTTGATTAGTGTAACAGGATTCATGCGGTTTTCGTACAGTGTGTCACGTAGATTGTTGTTGATACCTGTTCTAATAAATGTTCCAGAATTTGCATCAATGTAACCAATAGCCAATGCATTGTCTATTAGACCACGACGTGTACCAGCCGGAGCGAACCAAGGATAGGCCACGTTGTCATTGTACATGTATGTACGTAACATCATGTGACTAGCTGGTACTGCGATTTCATTTCCGCTTAAGTCTGTGGTCAATGCACTAGGGTAGTACAGCGCCATATAAGGATTGGAAATGGTCTGATCGGCTTCATAACTAACAATACTGTTTATGGTGGCAGGCATGGTCATAGGCGTGTCACCGATGATAAATCCTGTGTTAGCACGATCATTGTTCAACTCTACCAACTTCTGTACTAGCTCTGGATAACCAGGCGCAGTTAACAGATTAAAATTGTAACCTTCTTCACGCAGATCAAGATTGCTGTCAATGGCTGCTCTCATGGCCTGTATAATTTCGTTACGCTGACTGTAATGTCCCATCATAGGATGACTGTCAGCATTGTAGCCAATTTGCGTAACCCAAGCATTGTAGCTGGAAGCTAGTCCGGCTGCAGGGAAAGCTGTGGCATTAAAATAATTGACCACAAATTTCTTTACATTATAACCGCTGCGACGTGTGTTAAACAGCAGTGTGCCACGTGGATATAGTCTGTAGTCGGGCACATCTGGATCTGTGTAGTTGCTGCTCAACAAAGTTACTGTGCTGGGCAGTGCTGCGGTAATGGGATCAGTGGTGATAGCTGTACCCCATCGAGCATCTGCAAAAATTATACCATTTTGTGTGATACGATCAGCGTTGTCAATTAAACTCCACTCTTTGGTTACACTGTCATAACGATACAGTCTTGGGTAGTTTTCCAAATCGCTGGTGTCTAACCATAAGTCTCCACTGGCTACTAGTGTGGTGCCATCGCTTTGGTAAGTGGGCTGACTAGCTGCTACAATGACACCATTGGCATCTGTGTTAGTAAGATTATAACCACGAGCGTCTGACGCTACATTACGGTACCCACGCCATCCATTAGTTCCATCATGAATCATGATATCCACAGCAGTTGGATCACTGTAGTACCATAGTTTACCATCTGCTGGATTAGTATAGGGTTCAGCTGATGTAAATGTGTACGTGGCTTCGGCAAAGTTACTGAGCCCTGCATCATCAGTGGTACTCGTAAGTGCAACTATATAATCATTGCTGCCGGTAGCAGCAGTTAGACCGGCTGCCGATATGGGATTAGTAGCTCCTGTACCATAGGTTAATTTAATTAAACCACCTGCTGTGTGCGAGATACTAACAGCTCCAGACGATTCGACCGCAGCGGTTACGTTAGCAACACCGGCTGCTGTAACAGCACTAACAAAACTAGCTGCGGTAGTTCCGCTGATAGTTACTGTACCTGACACCACTGGAGTAACCGACCCTGGCACACTGGCTGTAATAGTAAAAGTAGATCCATTGGTAAATGTAGGTGTAGTAGTGGTGCCAACAATCTTTGTGATCCCAGCGACACGTTGATAGTAAAATTTGAAACCAACTGCACCGTCATTGGCAGGATTGTATTTTACAAAAATGCTGTTAGCAGCTATACTCTTACCACCATTGGTGGCATCCATACTGTACAGTGCTTCAAAGCCATCAGCATATATTGGTGTTGCTAGTGTAGCCCAAGACTTGGTTGTACTATTGTAACGTTTAAACACTAGGTTAGCACCACCGCCTGTGGCGCTGGTCTTCATCCATACACTGCCACTGGGACGAGGAGTTGCAGCAGTACGTCTCCAGTCTGGTTGAGCTGCATAATTGCCATGAGTCACAGCAGCACGTCGGTATGTACCTGCTGTGATGCCTAAAATATTAAGTGGTGTCACAGTGGCACCACCATAACTAACCCCGGCTCCGTCAACAATAACTGCTTGCTGACCGGTAGCGGTGGTCGCCACTAAGATTTCTAATCTGTCATTGACTACTCGAGCAGTGATTCCGGTAATAGCAGCAGTGCTAATGGCAGTGGCCACACCAGCCATGGTTGTAACACCAGTAATGGTCACAGTAGTGCCATTAATAGTAAATGTTGCTGCCGGAACTGCACCAGACGCAAAAGCAACTGCACCGCTATTAGCGGTTACCACAGAAGCGATGTCATTTGCCCATGTAGCAGTGCCTAACTGTGCCCAATTGTTATCACTAAGTTTTTTGTATACGTAATTATTATTGCCAGCTGCAACTACTACAGCATAGTCACCTTTGCTGCCAACACTGCTGGTAGGTACTGCTGATAGTACTGTGGGGGTTTTTTCCACGAACGGTACATCGGGTGCAATGATTGATTCATCAAACTCAAAAATACCAAACTTGCTGGCAGCAGTGTCGAGCCACTGTACACCATTGGCAGGTGAGCCTGTAGGTCTTACCACTGTTCCAGTTAAATCATTTAGATCAATGTCGGCACGCATGACCCAGGAACGATTCCCTAGTCCCAGTGCACTATAAGCTGCCATTAGACCATATTCATTAAGCTCATCGCCGTGAATTGGTGTATCTGCACTAGTACGCTTAAATGTAGGTGTACCAAAAATACTGGCTAATTCGCGTTGGCTGGTAATACCATAGGCTTTGCCTGCATTTGCCTTGGTGGTACCTGGGGCAATCAAACCATTGATTGTTTTATCTTGCGCTGTGGCCACTACTACAAAAGGTATAGTGCCTACAGATGACGGTAAGTATTGACTTTCGTCAATTACTGTAATCTCTACTCCTGGGGATACTAGAGCCATTTTTTCTTCCTTATAATTAGGTCATAAAACCATTGCTAATATTTATCGGCTAGTTTAAAATCTCCATGGTTAGCGGTCCTTTCCAAGGTCCTTTGGAAATAAATATCAGCATGAAAAGATCCGTTTGTCCACAGTGTCGAATACACCCAGTGGCTATCAATTACTACAGAAACAACAAGGTACACTTTCGTACGCTATGCACGCCTTGTATACATAAACGTCGTCGCACAGCAGTAAACGTACCTGGATGGCTAAGAGCTGGGTATAAAAAACGTGATCGCTGTGAACGCTGTAATTTTAAATTTAAGTTAACCGAACAGAGTACGGTATACTATGTGGATGGCAACACCGGCAACAACCATTGGAGTAATTTACGTACTATTTGTGCTAATTGTAGCTTCGATGTGAAAGATTCACACTGGAGACCTAGTCGGATTCTGCCAGATTCTTAACTTGTTGATATAAGCGTTCAATAGTACTGTTATTGTCTATAACAAGATCAAACTTAGTGGCTAACCATGCCCACTCGCTGGGATGGATGTCGGGATACCGTGATGCCATATCACGTTGTTGATCAGAGATAATCCACTGTTCGTCTTCGGCAGTATGCACAGTCTGTAGCGCACAGGCCAGCCATTCCGGCGGTGCTCCACGTTCTACACAAACCAGTTTACCGCCAGAACGCCTAATAGCTGCCACTTCATTAGGAAAACGCACATCCGAAATCACAATATTGTCTGTGCTTTTCAGTAACTTGTTCTCTAAACTAGCTACCCAGATGTCATCATGAAAGCCGTGACGACACACATCAGTGCCCCAGTACTGTAGGATCCAGCGTGGTGTAAGCGTGGGCATTTTTAGCCGTTCGGCCCACCAAGGATCTACTTGTTCACGCCAGGCACGACTAGCAGCAGTACGCCCTTCCAGCATGATTCTGTCCCAGCCAAACACACAGGCCACAGCATCTTTGAGAGTGTTAGCAAAACTTTCACGGCGATACCCATGATAATTAACCAAGTAATCGGCCACAGTGTCTTTGCCTGAGCCAATGAATCCTGATATACCAATGATTTTAGCCATAGCTATAATTATAGCCAGGGCTCGAAGTTATGTCAACGATTTAGACGCCGTAACGGTTGATACGTTTCGCCGGAATTACACTAGATTTATTAACCTGACTGAGCTCTTCGCTGCCCTTGCCGGTACTGCGACTGGGCTTGATGCCCATAATTCTTTCTGCACCACGGCGTATTGCAGCTTCACCGTCGGTGTAATCAACCATGTTGAAGTTGCTGCCAATAGGCCCACGGCGATCCATGTCCATGTCAGGGCTGCCAGCCATGGCTATTCCAAATCTGTAGGCCAGATAAGGATGTGCGTTATTATCTAAGAAGTCATACTGAGTATGATTGGGCAAGGCTAGTCTAGCAGCCTTGCGTAAGGGCTTGCGACTGCGTCCTTCTGTGACAATGTCTTGTACTTTCATACACCGTACTTATTGGTTCTACGAGCAGGCACAGGACTAGTGCGATGTGTACCTGAACTTTCACTGCTACGATGATCACGTACTACATGATTGACCTTGCTGTTGACATGCTTAAATGCTTGATTTAGCATGCGACTTTCTACTTCAGTATAAGGCACAGCTACATTGTCGCTGTGAAACCAGGTACGGTCATCGACTTTCAACTTTTTGTTAGAGCCATCTGCCATGGCTGCTGCTAGACCCACACGCTGTAGATTATAGTCGAAGCCGGCTCCATTACCATCATTGAATGTCACTGTACGATGCATGGCTTTTTTGTGCTCGCGATCTAGTTTACCCTTGGTGCCTTCTGCAATGATTTCATGTATACGCATGGTTTTATCCTATTACCCAAGTCAATGGTGTGGAGTTATCCACGTAAGTCTTAAGATCTTCTTCTAATTTCTGCATTTCTTCTTTGGCCTCAGCAATCAAGGCTGTCCCGTTAAGTGTGGTTCCGCCTTGCGGCCCAGCTATACTGCCAAATTTACTACGAGCTTCTCCTAATATAAACTTGGCAAAAGCGTAAGCATAATCTTGAATCCATGGAAATACAAAATTGTCATTTAGCAACATGACATCAGGTTTGTAGTTGTAAATTTGTAGTAGCACAGTTTCTGCAGGATCATCACTGACTGGACTGCTAATCTGTGTTCTTGATAATTCATATCCTGTTACCGAACTAGCTGCCAGCACTGAACTAGCAGTCACAGTAACAGTTTTTGTTCCAGGATTGTGGGAAACTATTGAGTATGAACCATTATATCCCGCAATAGGGCAGTTACCAATGGTCAATGAATTACCAACTTCTACTGGCCATGTTTGTGTGTATACCAATGTTATAGTGCTACCAATAGCAGTGCCACTGGAAGTCAATGATGCCAATTGAACATATTTTCTGCCTGCGTCAGGGATTTTACGCACCAAAGTCAGCTTTTTGGTAACTGAGTTATACTGGAAATTCATATATCCGCCAAACAGTTTCATGGCCTGCTCTTGATAGTGCGTGAACAATTCATAATTAGCCAATCCACCTACACGCCCAGCTACCAACATGTAGGTATTAAGGTATCCCGAAGCAAAAGGCTCGAATTGGCTGGCTGTGGTGCCTGTGACCGATCCTATGCCGCGTCTGAACACTTGACGCACCTGCATGATTTCTGCAGGTAAAATATATTCTTGTGTTTCTGGCAATAGCTCTAGGAAAGCATAGCTTTCTTCCACAGAATTGCTGGCACGTTGACGATACTTGATCAAGGCCTGTTTAATGGCAAGATTGTAGTGTTCGGAATCAAGCTCAACATCTACAATACCATCAGCTAAACGCAGACGTATATAGTCTATGATGTCATTTCTACGACTGTCCAAGGGATCAAGTCCAGTGCTTGAAAACGCAATGGGACCTGGTCCACCGAGGCTATCAGCAATTAAGTTTTGTTTAGCATTTAAACCGGTTTTTAATGTGGCCATAAAATAGTCCTGTTATGTATATTTATAACAGGACCACCTAGACTAGCCAACTCTGAGTAGTAGCGTGTCCTCTGATATTCTGCCATTAAGGCGCACTTCCACGGCCTTGATGTCCTTGATCCAGGTTCTTAGTGCTACTTTGCCAGCCTTGGCAAACTCCTTGAGTTGCTCGTCGGGACGACGCAGTGTTTTGGCCACACTACGGCTCTCATCGTAGCCAGTGATACTGGTACCGCGAACACCGAGCTCGCCCATGGCCTCAGCATGATAGCAGCCTAGTTTACGAGTCTTGGTGTTGTAGACCCATAGTGTGCTAGCACCAATGATGTCCACAGGATTAACACTGACCACTTTGAGTGCACGATCTTCTTTGGCATACTTGAGCTTGGCCACTAGCTTTTCCTTGCTGGGTGCCTTACGCACTCGAGCCTTTTTAACTGCTTTCTTGACACCACGGTATTCCTCAATGCCAGCCAGCAGATCCGCAATAAACCCAAACATGCGTCTATAGTCTGCGGCGCGATAGTGGCGATATGCTTCCACTAACTGTGCATCCTCACGATCCTGTGCTGCCATGAGCTCGGCACTGCGAGCCTGAAACACTGCTTCATAGCGTCCCAGTTGGCTTTGTGGCACACGATTGGCAGTGAGAAAGTCGTAGATCTTAAATGACACCGACTGCTTTTGCAACACTTGATCGTAGATGCCCTCAATCTCACCAATCAGCTCAGCAGTGCGCTCTTGCAGTCTGTCCTGTATGGTAATCTTGCGTTCCTGCACTTGATCAGGACTTGCTATGACTTCCTCGCCGGTGTCGCCGCCGCGAGCAGCCAGATTTAAAGTGTAGTCAACTTGATCATGTATGTACTTGACATGCCGATCCAGCAAGGGCATGCCACGACGATGTGCCATAATCAAGCTACAGGGTGTCATCAGCACATAGCGATCAGCCACACGCTCAAAACGATCCAGAGTGGTTTTATTAAGCCGACTGTTACGACGCAGCCAGTCATTTAGATGTTTACGACACTGCTTGACCGAATAGTGATAGTTGTAGTACTGAAAGCTCTTACGCAAATGATGATCAAATGTTTCGGAATCGAATCCTAAAGCCCGCTCGGTGTCCCATTGTGGTTCTGGGCCTGTGGCTTTTTCTTCACTGGCCATTACACGAGCGCTGGGTTCTTTGCGTTTGGGTACTTTAATTCCCTTGATTTTGGCCATGTACTGGTTCCTAAGTTGACAATAGAGCTAGTGTAACATATTGATCTAAACTTGTCACGGACTCTGTGAACTTGTTGCGTAAATCCCACAGTCGGTGGCTGTCCCGCTGATTTCTACAATTCACCTGCTCTTGTGCCACAGCACGACGCAGATTTTCGCAGTTTTTGTACATGCGTTTAAGATCCATTCTTACACGGCTGTTAGACATGGCGGCAATACGCTGTGGCAATTGCTCATAGATTTCCATGATTTCCAAATCCATAGTCAATTATATATGCTTTGTGCAAGAATGTCAACTCAGAATCCATAAATACTAGATACAGGAGACCGGCATTGGCACGACTTAGTTTATGGAAGGCAGGGCGTCATAGCAATGATTATCGTTTCTTTGACCGCAGAATTTCGGAAATATTTACCATTGGTGGTACTGGGATACTGGTACACAAATATCTGGGACCCATAGATCAAGGCACCACCGGTGATCTTACACTGCCTGCTAATGCTAACCAAAGCGAACTAAACATACAAGATCTGCTGTTTTTAGAAAACCGTAATCGTCGTTACGAAGACAACGTCTACAGACTGCGCGGACACTATCAAGTCACTGACAATGCCTTTGATCTCACACAATTTGGCCTATTCCTGCAAACCGGTACATTGTTTATGACCTTTCATATCACCGACATGATTGAAAACATGGGTCGTAAAATCATGAATGGCGACGTACTGGAATTGGAACATCTCATTGATTACGAAACCCTAGACCCTAACATACCGGCGGCGCTGAAAAGGTTTTTTGTAGTCAGTGATTGTACTCGTGCTGCCGAAGGTTACTCACCAACTTGGTGGCCACATCTTTGGCGCTGCAAGATCAATCCCTTAGTTGATAGCCAAGAGTACAGCGATATTTTAAATCGCATCAAAGTCACCGAAGGCAGTAATGTTCCTATACGAGACATACTCAGTTCCTATGAACAGTATAAAGATATCAATGACGTAATTATAGCACAAGCAGAAATCGATTTACCACAGAGTGGTTATGATGTAGACCCAATTTATCATCGTAGTACAGATGAAAACACACCTGATTTTAAGGTCAATGGGTATTTAAGTGGCACAGGAGCTCCACCAAACAACGTGCCAGTGGTGGCTGGTATTAGTTTTCCGGCAAGCCCTGATCTAGGCGACTATTGCCTACGCACAGATTATCAACCCAACAGACTGTTTAGGTACGACGGCAAACGCTGGATTAAGATCGAAGACGATGTTCGTACTAACATTACCAATAATGCCAGTACCAATACCACACAGCGTAATAGATTCATCAACAATACAGCCACGTTTACTGATGTACGCGGTGATACGCAAAACAGTAAACAAAATCTACATGATGTGCTGAAAATTAAACCCGACAACTAATCTATGAGTTCATACTTTTATTCAGGGCAAGTAAGACGCTTTTTGCAGCAGTTTATACGCTTGCTTTATAATTTCGAAGTCAGTCTAGGAAAAAACCGCGAAGGCATTGGTACACTAATGCGTGTGCCAGTGTACTATGGCGACGGTAGTAGGCAAGTAGCTAGCATTATAGCAAAAAACAGTGAAAATAATTTACCAGCGGTACCAGCCATGACTGTGTATATTGCCAACCTGCGCTATGATCGACCTAGAATACAAGAACCAAGTTTTGTCAGCAGCCTACGCATACGCGAGCGAGCCTGGGATCCAGTCACACAGCAGTACACAGATTATCAAGGTGATCTACTAACTGTGGAAAGACTTATGCCGGTTCCTTATTTACTCACCCTAAAAGTAGATATTTGGACCAGCAACACAGATCAGAAACTACAGATATTAGAACAACTATATGTGCTGTTTAATCCAAGTTTGGAAATACAAAGCACTGACAACTATGTAGACTGGACCAGCCTGACAGTGGTTACCTTGACTGACCAGACATTTACCAGCCGCAGTGTACCAGTAGGCACAGAAGATCCCATTGATGTTGCTACCTTGACCTTTGACATACCAATTTGGCTTAGTGCACCTGCTAGAGTTAAGAAACAAGGTGTTATACAAAAGATTGTGGCCGATGTCTATGACAGCCAAGGCAGCATAGACAATTCTATAAACAGTTTTGATATCACAGGTAGCTTGTTCTTAAATCGTCAGATTTATACTCCTATTAATTTCAATGTGGTCTATACCGGTAACACACTAAAATTATACGTTAGTGACAGCGTGGTAGAATTTGACGATGAACTAGAACCTCCTATGAATGAAGGTAACTGGGAGGTAGCTGTACGCAGTTTTGGTGAATTAGCCAATACCGGTAATGTCAGTTTTTTGACCAATGGCATCAGTCAAGTGCAACTAGAAAACGACGGCAACACCGTGGTGGGCACAGTGGCCTATCATCCTACTGATGTAAGTTTGTTGATATTTAATGTGGACACTGACACCTTACCTGCCAACACACTAGCCCCTGTAGATGCAATCATTGATCCATTTACAATTACAGTGAACAGCACTTATTTGTTTCCAATAATTGGTGTACGTTACTTGATAATTAATCCCATTGGCAGTGCGGCTAATTCCGACGGCAACACAATGACCATAGATGGCCCTTTGTTATGGAACAGAACGAATCAGCCCGAACTCATAGCCAATGCCAATGACATCATTGAATGGACTGGTACACGTTGGATTGTGGCATTTGACAGTGCGGCTACTACCAGTATACAATACGTAACTAATCTTACTACCACTATACAATATCGATGGAAAAATCAACAATGGACCAAGGCAGTAGAAGGCCGTTACGGGGTAGGAGCCTGGAGTTTCGTTCCAAACTAACACAAGGTGTAGGTGCACTGATCTACGCCAAAGACACTGGTCGTTACTTGTTTTTGCTGCGCCAAGGCGGCAGTTGGGCAGCTACCTGGGCATTGCCCGGTGGCAAGGTTGATTCAGGTGAAACTGTGGTCACAGGACTAGCCAGAGAAATCGAAGAGGAACTGGGCGGACGCATACGCGATCCCAAACTAATTCCCATAGAACGTTATACCAGTTCAGATCACAAGTTTGTGTATCACACCTTTTTCGTAGCTGTTGAGCGAGAATTCATGCCAGTGCTCAACGACGAACATTCAGGCTATGCTTGGTTGCCTTTGCAGTTTGCGCCAAAACCCCTGCATCCTGGCATTGTACGCACCGTGGCCGAACAGGACATCATGGCCAAAATACGTGTAGCAGAATCAGTCAGCTAGACTGTAAGTAAAGACCTGACCTTCAGTGCCAGAAGATGTGATAAACAATCTGCGTCCTTGATCGCCATAGCTGAGACCACGCACAGTCTTGGTATACTGACTTAGAGTAAACTGCGGCCGTGTGCGCTGCCATTGTGCCAAATTGGTAGCAAACGGTGTAGTAGTGGCATATTCATGCAAGTAGGCCTCTTGATTGGTAGCAGCACTGAGCACCACAAACCTAAGCCCGTTGTCGGCCCAGACAATGTCTCTGGGCGTGGTGCCGCCACGATCTGCCAACATGCTGAGTTCATAGGTCAAGGTAGCTGTGTTGACATTGAATGGTGCAGTCATGGTATAGTGCATGATGGTGTTGCGTGTGGTGCCTACTATCCATAGGGCTGAACCATCAGCACGTATCCATATGCCCTGTGGATTATGTTCAGGTGTGGTCAACAATTTTCGCTGTACAGCCGACAGTGATGCGGAATTATAAGCTGAAGTAGCTGCAAATTCAGCTACGCCAGCTGTGCTGCTAGTGCCGGTCACACAAACAAACAACTTGCTGCCATCATAGCTCCACTGGAATCCAGTTGCTGTGGTTTGACCGTGTGTACCAGATTGATTATAGATGGCTGACATGGTATCCCAAGGTGTGGTCAACACATATTCACGTAGCTGTGTGCTGTTGAGCACATACATCATGGTGCCCGTGGCATTAAACCTGGCCTTGCCTGAGCTGTTGTCTACAGCCAACCAACCCGTGCCTTGTGTGAGCAAGCCACCTGACACGGTGTTGTTGTAGGCAGGAAATGTTGCTGTGTTTAGGTCCCAGGCCGTTGTGAGTGTGTATCTATTCACGCGACTGCCACTGAGCACAAACATTCTGGTACCACCTTGATTAAAGGTCACCGCAGTGCTGCCAAATGGCATGTTGCGTGTGGCTGTGACTGTGCCAGTGTGTATGAGCTCTGCTGTGCCTAGTGTGTACTCAATGATTTGGTCTGTGAGCTGATCATTGGCTATGTAAAATCTAGTAAGATCAGGCTTGACTGCTATGTCTACAGGACTCACTGTATATGGCGGTGTAAACCAACCTAGACCAGACTCTATGGCATTGACTGTGACTGAAGTCAAGCTGAAATTGGTGTTGAGACGAGCTTTGACCACACAGTCACGGCTGGTACTCAACGCTATACTGAGATATAACCATTGGCCGTCGGCACTCACAGTCACTGCCTGTACCTGTCCATTGACACCAGTGATGTTTAAGCTATCGACATTTAGGGTACTGTTTAGTGTGGCCGACGTGATTTCCCAGGCCTGGCTCAAGTACCAAGCAGCTACACGTCTAGCACCAGTGGTGCCTGTGCCTTGTGTGCCGCACACATATAGATAACGTCCGTCTTGACTGAATGTCATGCCCAACATGGTACCAAGTCCGGCAGAAATTGCTAGCTCATTGCTCACAGGTTGACTGCCCGACGAGTAGCTCTTGTAAGCTGTGGTTATGTTCCAGGCTTCGGTCAAGGTCAACCGCACTACCTGATCTGGCACACCTAGAGTCACAAATACTTCTGAGCCGTCGTCACGGAAATCTATGCCATATGGTGCTGTAGTCAGTAATGTGGAGCCATTGGCCATGGTTCTGGTATAGGTCACTGTGTTGATCTGCCAGGCAGTGCCTAGGCCAAATTCCCAGATTCTGCCCGAGCCTGATCCGGTCACATACATTCTGGTGCCGTCGGGTTTGAAACAGATGGCATAAGGACTGCCTACCACTGACATGCTGCGATTTTTAGTACTGTCATAGATGGCCCAGGAAAAATCATAGGGATTCAGCACTGCATACTGTTCCAGTCTAGTGCTGCTTTGATTGACCATGACCAAGGTTTCACCGTCGGGACTAAAAGCAAAACCGGTATTGGTCACACGACGTATGGCGCTGCTGGTATAGAAATGCGTGGCTGTGCCTAATTCGAATGGCGTGGTCAAGGTAAAATAGTAACCGCGGTCATTGCCGCTGCCAAACACTATCAACTGTGACCCATCACCGCTGATCCAAAGATCACGCGGTATGGTATCATAGCTTTGTAGATCTAATTTGGCACCTGAGTGTGTGGCCGAACTGATATTCCATGCTTCAGCACAGATCCACTCGGTCACACAGTATGAACTAGGACCTGCTTGTGTGCTGATACCCACAATGTAAAATCTCGAGCCATCGGCAGTGAACGTGATACCGCGTGGTGTTTTTTCCACAGTGGTCACACTGAGTATGGGACCATTGGCACCACCCACCTGTGCTGAGTCCAGTTCCCAGGGCGTGTTCACAGTGACCTGAAAAATACGATTCCTAGCACTTCCACCAATGTACATTCTGGTGCCATCTAGGCTGAAATGTACAGCAGTGGGCACAGTTTCGTCGAACACAGTGTTGGTGCCCACGGCCACGCTTTTGCCCGAGTATGTGGCAGTGCTGAGTTCACCGGCGGTGCCTAGGTTATACTGATACACACGATCTGAAGTGCTGCCGATGACATAGACTCGATTTCGTGCTTGATTTATGTAGACATCCTGTGGTTGACTGTCTTGACTGTTGACTGAGAATCCTGAACCCACACGCACATTGCCTATGCCGTGATCGGTGTCCATGATCAGCTCAACCACTACGTCTGCGCTGCGTTCAGACACAGCAATCATTTTGCTGCCGTCGGCATTGACCTGAATACCTCTGAAATTTATCAAGCTGGTGCCACCGTATTTCAGTGCACCGTTGACTATTCTGGGATAGCTATAGATGCCGTCCCAACGAGCTGTGCTGATGTCCCAATTGGTACTCAGGCTAAATTGCAGTATGGCATTACTGAGACCATAACCACCACCGTTGGGCAGTGTTATGGTTCCCAGGGCTAGCACATACATCTTGCGACCATTGTGCGTGAATGCCAGGCTGCGTATGTCTGTGGGCACACATGCCACCGATTTGGGGTCGAAACTGTGTACATAACTGGCACCGGCAACTTGATAAGGTGTGGCGCAGTTGTACTCATAGATTAGATCTGTGCTTAGGCCGCAATAGTATAATTTATTACCCGAATCACCAAAGGTCATGCCAGTGGGCGAGGTATCCTGACTGCCCAGGCTGAGTTGTTGCCCTAGTTGTACGTTGCCAAATTGTTCAGCATTGTATAATTTGTACTCTTGTACGCGGTCGAAACTGCCAGCAATCATGACCCAGAATTGACTGCCATCTATGCCGTTGTAGATGATATCACCAGCAGTTTGTGTGGTGTCTATGTTGAACCTAGGCCAGGTGTCAGTGCCCAGCCACTGCAGAGAAGTTATGCTGTAGTTAGCTGTGTTGGCATCGAAAGCTGGTGCAGCTGGTGTGGCCGTCACTGTGCCAGCTGCGGCCTGTAGCCATTGCGTAAACATTAGGCCGATCTCCCGACCCAGGCTCCATATAGTTGGTTATTGGCTTTCCACAGCACATAAGCATCTGCGGCATTACGAGCAGGTTCCACATTGCCCAAGCTGGTTACCCAGTTGATGGGCGGCCAAGTCACTGAGTAGGTATTGCCATTGCTGAGCATGAGCATGATGCTGTCACCATTAGACAGCGTTTCTGTGAACACAGTGGGTGCTGCCAAGACCTTGATCTGTAGGTTTCCGTTGGTGGGATCCAGCACAGTGCCGGTCAGGGTATAGACCTGTACACCAATGCGTCCGGTCATCACTGTGTTCTGCAGAGTTTTGTTTTGTGCAGTTTGTGCGCCGGTGGTACGAATCACCGTGGCATCCACGCTGACGTTGCCTGTGGTGATAGTGATGCCCGAGCCTGCTGAAAAATGCGCTCTGATGTCTGTGGCTGTGGGACCAGTATAGGTCAGCACACCAGTGCCGCTGTTGTAGGTCAAGCTACCGTCGCCGCCGTTGTCGACTACACTGATACTGTTGAGACTGCTCAACGGCGCTGAACTAAGGTTCCAGGTAACACCGTCCCAGACCCAGACACGACTGTCTAGAGTATAAGTTTGGTTAACTGTGGGATTAAGAGGAAAATCTAAT